TTTGGCTCTTCGGCTGGTTCTCAAAAGAAAGACCAGATGATCTACAATTCAACACCAAAGGAGTGATCTGTGAAAGACAATTTTGAAGAATGCCTAGCCCATGTTTTGAAATCGGAGGGCGGCTTTGTAAATCACCCCAAAGACCCGGGCGGGGCAACAAATTTAGGAACCACACAACGCACTTGGGAAAAGTGGGTTGGACATGAGGTTACAGTAGATGACATTAAAGCCCTCACAGTTGCCGACGTCGCCCCGCTCTACAAAGCCGAATACTGGGACAAATGCAAATGCGACATCCTCCCGTATGGGGTGGATTTTAGCGTTTTTGACGCTGCTATTAATTCTGGTTGTGGCCGTGCCATCAAGCTTCTTCAAAAAGCTTGTGGTGTGGTCGCTGATGGGGCTATCGGCCCTGCTACACTTGCCGCTGTAGAGCAAATGAGCCCTCGCGAATTGGCAACCAAGATTTGCGAACTCCGACTCGAGTTCATGCAGGGTTTGCCAACGTGGGATACATTTGGAAAAGGTTGGGGCCGCCGCGTAGCAGAGGTTGAAAAAACTTCCTTTAACATGGTAGGGTAGGACAACTATATTCTGTTGGGTGACTTGGAGGGGAGGCTCACGCCTCCCCTTTCTTTATAGTGTGACCCGATACCTACAATTAAAGACCAAGGGAAGGTTGCCCAAGCCCTTTTTGTAGTCCCGCTTGCTATCCAGCCATTCAAGTTCTTTGACGCCTCTCAGAGCCCTTATAAGGACGCCTTTTTTAAGCCCAACAACGGCGGCAAATTCGTCCAAAGTTACGCAAAATTCTTCAACCCCATATGCGTCGATAATACGCATCATCAAAAGCTGTTCCATAGGCTTCGCGTTCTTTGTCCAAATGACGCATTGCATTGGCGTCATTTCTTGTCCGACGTCACTCTCCCGAATGACGGGTTGTTCTGGACTCGAATTTTTGGGTTTTCCCAAGTCCAAATCTCCCCCGACTCCTCCACGCACACCCACATCAGGTGGTGCTCCTCCCCGTAGTCGATCAGAAAGTGGGCCAGTGCTTTCCCCAATGGGGTCGTCACTGGCAAAGTTGGCGAAAGCTGCAAAATCATCGTCATCAGTTTGTTTTCCCTTTTGCATTGCTCGCAAGTCCTTTGATCGTTTCTTTTGCAACATCTAAAGCTTTGTTGAGATAATCTGTTTCCAATATTGGAACATTCATCCCACAAACAATTAATAAAAGAGCCATAGTTTCGCAAACTAAATCCAAATCAGGGTCATCAAGACCTTCTTTGGCTTGTTCTTCTCTGATTTTTTTAAACGTATCAATCAGATTTGGTGTGATGGCATCAGCAACGTTTACTGCGTATTCCCATATCATTTCTGTTTTTTCTACAACATTTTTTGTCATTTCAATCTTCCCTTAAAACGATTGTTCCATCCATTTTGCGTTTGAATTTGGACTTCCGCCCAAACGGCATTGGCGATTTCGATACCTTAACACCGATGTGACGCGCTTCGCGCCGTTTAGCCTTTGCAATTTTACCCACGTCATCACTCGTCTTTGTGCGATGGCATTTGATGTGTGCTGGAGACCAATTGCTCTCGTCATCCGCACCGCCCATAGCAAAAGGAATAATGTGCTCAACTTCCCAAGCTTCTCCAACATTGATTTTCCCTCCGCATAGATGACAAACGCCATCACGTTTCTGAAACAAAGCTACCCGCTGTTTAGTGGATATGCTTTTTCTTTTAGTCATCTTTGCCAATCATAATTGCAAAATCCGTAATCGGGATATGAACAACTGGCTCAAGGTCTTCCGGATCGTTACGATCAAATCTTCCGCCTATCCCTATGAAGTAATTTTCCAACGTCAAAGGAATTTGGCACCATCCAACAACGTCAGTCCATTCTACAACCAAGTAAAATGGCTTCCCCGTCAAACGGCTCAATGCTGCACCCTCTCTCAGCTTCATCAAGCTGATCATGTAGGTGCCATAAGTAGACTGTTCAAACGATCTGCTTTTAAACTCAGCCCAAGCAACCAATTTTCCATGACGTAACAAAGCGTAGTCTACCGCGTATTTGCGCGGTAGCTTCTCGGGTGTGCAATTCCAACGACCGCTGATCGTATGAGCCAAAATACGTTCTGCCCTGATCGTCTCAGCGTTTTCGTAAATTGGGCGGCTTTTGTATATTTTTTCAGAAGGGGATTTCATCATCAAGTTCCTGATTTGCTGGTTTTGAATTAACTTTGGAACCAAAATTGTTTGATTTTTCTTCGTCTATCTCATCTCCCATTAAGCCAGACCAAAACTTGTTCCCTGCTTTGGATGTTTTGTTCCAAGCCGCGAGACTGTAAGTTTTGCCGTCAAAGAAAATGTTGCCTGTATAATCCGGGCTTTTTTCACTTTTCTTCATTTTTGTCGGGAACAAAACAAAATCCCCGTTTTTCTTTTGGTAGTTACTCATCAGTCTTCCTCCATATTTCGCTAAAATTAAACCCGACCATGTCTTCGACTTCTTTAATTAATTCGTCTTTATCCAGTTTCGGGATGACTTCTGAAACGATGACGTCCAATGCCGCACTAAAAAACAGCTTAAACTCATCTTGGCCCATTGCGTTAAAACTGGTGGACTTTGCGACCCACCAGATTTCTTTATTGTGGAACTGAACCTCTTCTACATACCCAATGCGAACTTTGATCCATAGAAGAAGCTGTTCAGGCTTTTGGTAGTCATCATGGTTCTGACAAATTTTCTGCAACAGAGCCCAAAAGAAACGATGCTGCTTACTACTTCTGGTGCGCGTTATTGAAACCGTCAGGTCTTTTCCCTCTGGGAGCACCAACAAAGCTTCTTCATCAACGTTGGCGCAGGGAACAAGTTTGTTCCCCGCACGGCGCATATTGATAACTTCAGGCATTTTTTGCAGCTAACATTTTGCGAACAGCAATAAATTGATCTCCAATTTTGCGCTGATGCTCAGGAAGCATTTCCATTTTTGCATTTTGGTTTGAATTGGCCCAATCTTTTAAATCTTCAAGACTGGTTGCCAATTCCAGCGTTGCAGACATAACGGACAGGATTTTTTCGCTGTCTTCCGGTGTAATCCCCGGCTTCATGGGCTTCTTGGCGGCTGCTGCTGGCTTGCCTTCCTGAGCCGCATTGCCGTCATCATCCTCTTCCCCCGCAACGCCGACAAGGGAGAAAATTGCATAACGACGAGCGTAGGTCAGGGCGGAGCCCATCGCCTGTGGCTTTTCAAACCCGCTGACAGGGTATGTGGACTCCATCCACTGCCCTGAAGTATGGATCAGGCGAGTATGAAGCACGATGTGGTTATCGTGCGCTTTGGTCCCCTGAACAAACGCAATACCATGACTGCTCAGGGTTTTTCTAATTACGTCAAGACCATCTGACAGGTCAACGTACTTACTGTTGTAATGCGGGTTTGTTTTGTTTTTAGGCGGGTTTTGTATTTCGCCCTGCGCTTTAACAAAAGCAGTCGCAATCAAATCAATCTTTTCACTCGTTTCCATAACTACCTCACCAAATCCCAAACCAAACACCTGTGCCGTGGATACATGCGACAGGGACAAAAAGTGCTCCCGCAATCAAGAACCCCCATGACGCAGTCTTCAAACAGACAATAACGTGAGTGACCCATGAGAGAACCGCCCAAATAATTCCTGCCATCAAAAGCTTATCTTCCATTTTATTCTCCCTTAGTTTTTAAATTTTTTAACATCAACAAGAGTGACGGTGCCAAGTTCTTGGCCATCTTTTGTTTTCATTTTTGCTTCTCGCGTTCCTTTCGGGGAATCAAGTTCATCGCAAAAAAGCCTCAAGCTAGAAATCAAACTTTGCTTCAAATTTTCTTGTTCATGGACTTCAGGGTGGACCATTATTGCCATCCCTACATCAAACAAACAGACTGACATAAGTTCGATTGATTCTTCATTATCTTCTTCCATTTATACCCCCTTGAGCCTTAACGACCCCCTCTTGTCACGTTTGAAGCTGATGCCATGACCTGATATTTCAAGGACATCTTCTTCAACCAACGATTTCATTTGTTCAACCGCTTGCTCGCAAAGGTCTTTCCCTGCGCGATTGTCCATGTACTGCTTTGCCATTGACGCCCAAAAATTGTTCCCCGTCATATCAACACGACGAACAGCTTCTTTTGGTACGGAAGCCTTAATCGTGACTGGCGGCGTATTATTCTGGAGTGAGGCCCAAAACTTCTGGGCGGCATCCTCAACAATTGTCGCGTAAATCATATCGCGAGCAATGTCGTACTTTTCCCATTTGTGGTTGCCATAGAAAACGGAAAGAACCGCCTTCTCGACACCGCAGACCGCCATGTTGTGATACAACTGCGGCATATAACGGTCTTGAATTTCGTCCGGATTTGCAAATGCCGAAACGTGCTTTGCTTCAAAGACAGTCAAGCCTTCGTCAGTAAGCCCGTCCAATGTGCATCCCATGAAAGAAAACGTCGGGTGTTCTTTCTGGGTTCCATTGTCCGTAACCTTGCGGCCCGTCTGCTTCTCAAACCATTGGATATTAAAGTCTTCCGTGAATATTCCCATTTGAACCGGAAGTATGTCAGACAAGTCTACGTCTTTGGCAATCCCCTGCTTTACGTTCCAAAGCTGAAGGATTTTTTCGTCGTCTCCTGACATGATAATGTTCATGTCGGAACCGCCAATATGATTGGAGCGGAATTCCCGCTGTAATTCTGTAAGCATTTGATTATTCCCCGTTAGTAATGAAACTTTGCCACTGATTATCAAATTTGTCAACTACTGGTTTCGCATTTGGTTTTCCTTTTTTTTTCTGATATGTTGTTTCAGAATTCATTTCGGGAGACGTATGATGGTTGACTCACCCACCTACACGACAAACAAAAATTTCATCAAGCCTAACTCAGGCGGTTATGTAGATACGTGGGCCGCCCCTGTTAACACCGACTACGACAACATTGATAAAGCTTTTGCGGGTGTTACAGCTATCACTTGGACGAACAGTGGTGGAATAACTCCTGCGGTTGCAAAATCTCTCACCCAAACTGATTGTGTTTCGGCACAGCTTTATATTGCAAACACACAGACGCTTCTGAACAACACAATTATCAATCTCCCTACCGGAATTAACGGAACGTGGGTTGTGAACAACCAAGCGGTTGGCGGTTACCAAATCACATTTCAAGTTCCTACAACGCCGGGCGGGACAACTGCCGCCGGAAACACGGTTATTTGCGGTCAGGATGTAAGTTCCATCATTTATTCAGATGGGACAAATATTGATTTCGCTGATAGCCGCGTTACGGGCGGGGCAGTTGGCGGCGGTTCAGATCAAATATTTTATCTGAACGGAACCACCGTCAACTCATCTTACACAATTCCTACTGGCGACAACGCCATGTCGGCTGGCCCGATTACGGTAGAAGCTACAGCTACCGTAACCATCTCTTCCGGCTCGACTTGGACGATTGTTTAGACGGACTCTGTGTTACCGGGAAAGGTCTCAGCTTTAGGCAGACCCCCGGCTACCGCTTTGATAGTGTTGACCGCATCCGCGATGTCAGACTCAACATCTGTTAAAATTATGTCGGTGAAATTATCTGATGTCGTTAAAACAGAGAATTCACCCATCATTGCCGCAAGTCTCGCAAGTTGAGGATACAACTCAGAGTCGTCAATGCGATTTTTATTTACGGCCAACATCGCTTCAACGTAACTCATTTGGATTGCGGCAATATCGTATTCGGTAATGTTCCTGCTAAGTTTTTGCGATGCAACAATGGCGGCCCTTTTGTAAAGGGAACGAGCCCCGCCAAAATTATTTTTCAAATCTTTTGCGTGGTTGCTCGCTGTTTCAAGAATTAGGTTGGTATTCATAGTTTTCCCCGTTGGTTAAAAGATTTACTTCGCGAAGCCATCGTTTCACATCGCACTCGAAATTCATTTCGGCCCGACGATCTGATGGCGTACTTGATCGAATAAACACCTTTGGGCTATTTCGCTCCCTTACCCAAAATTTAATATGTTTCTTCGTAATTTCTACGGCCTCAATTTTCACCTTCAGTCGGTCAAAAATTTCCGCCGTACCTCGAATGATTTTCTTGTGTGACATTTTTTCGCACCACTGGCTTTGAATTCGGAACAAAGTATTTCATCTTGTGCTCTTTGCACCAAGACGAAAGATCGTGAGATTGCTGACCGCAATATAAAGTTTCAATTCCCTTTATTTCGCTGACAACCGCCCTGCAATCGAACATGGATAATTCCATTATCGTTTTCGGGGCAGTCCCCGCAGTTGGCACTTCGTGATCTTTGGCAGACATAAATATGCCCTCAAACTTGACGCGCCCATAAAATCGTTTTGGCTCACTGGGCGTGATGTGCCGTTCTTCCTTATGTTTTTTCGCAACCTTTATTTTATTCAGCTGGATAGCACCTGAAGTTTTAAGATTGTTGCGAAACATATATCCAATAACTGCATTCCTCGTTTTGGTTTTAAGAAGCAAAGACAATTCTCTTGCCGATGCCCCCTTTGCAATCCCATCATGCAGCATTTTAATTTCTTCGTCAGACCAGTAAGCCATATCTTCCCCCGTTTCAGTGTTGACAATCTTGCACAGTCTGAATATGGTGTCAACTGTTAGTTCATAACGGTGTAAAAATGCATAAAATTGCTGAGAGAATAATATCAAAACTGGGTGGCCCCCGTTCTATAGCTAACATGCTTGGGACGAGCACGAAGGCTATTTACAAGTGGACATACCCTCGGGAGAAGGGCGGAACTGGTGGGTTGATCCCTCATCGCCGCCAGATTGAATTGATGGTTGCGGCAAAACAACGGGGCGTTATTCTAACCTCGGAAGATTTCTTCCCGAGATTGACGAACGACGATGAAAAGAAACGGTAAGTATGGGGTAGCCCCCAAAGAAGAAAGAACTTTGGACGGCATTGTCTTTGACAGTAAGGCAGAAGCTACGCGGTACGCACAGTTGAAGCTTTACGAGAGAGGCGGTGCAATCAGTTTGCTTTCGTTGCAGCCTGAATACCGCGTCGAGATTAATGGTCAGCATTATTGTACATACACGGCTGACTTCAAATATTTTGATGCGTTGAAAGAAAGATGGGTAGTCGAGGATGTCAAATCGGTAGCGACAGACAAAGACCCCGCCTTTCGGTTGCGTAGGAAGGCGGCTGAATTGTTCCACGGGATTATAGTCGATGCTTATTTTGGGAAAGCCAAGTTGACTAAACCGAGGAAAAGTAGGATGATAAAAAAATAGCGACCCCGTTTTATCGGGGCCGCTGAATGGGAAGCGGCCCTGCAAGGCCTAATCCTGAACTGTGGTGTGCGGAAGTTGAGGACTATATTTGTTATAGTCCAAAGATGACCGCCTTGCAATAGGTAGACGTCGTCATGTCACATATAGCTACATATTGGGCTTGGGAACAAAAGGGCTTCAGTGGCTTATCGAAGTTTATTCTCATCGCTCTTGCGGATTATCATAACAGTGTTGACGGTGGGTGCTATCCATCTATAGCGACACTCTCTCGCAAATGTTGCTTGTCCGAGACGGCAGTTCAAACATCAATCAACGACTTATGTGAGATAGGTTTGGTGTCCCGCGTCGAGCGGAAAGACAACAACGGACGCTCGCGCAGTAACCAGTACGTGTTAAATTTGAGCATCAGTGAGGGAGGGGGCGTAATACGACCCCTAGAGGGGGCGCAATACGACCCCCTTGAACCTGTAATATATAACCAAGATATTCCGTATCCTTCGGATACGGGCGAACCGCCTGTCGATCTTGCAAAAGAATTCTGGGATGAAGCTATCGGGATGATGATGGCGATGGGTGTTTCCCAAGTGGCGGCGAGACCTTTGATCGGTAAATGGCTGAAGGCGGTTGACGGGGATATGCCGGAAGTCATCAGACGGTTTGAAACAGCGATGGCAACAGGCACGAACGACCCTATCCCGTACTTGGCGGCGGCTTTTAAGGGTGGAAAATCCAACAGAAAGAAGGAAGTTGATGATGCGTTCGCAGAACTCGTCGCCCAAAGCGATAAAAGAAAAGCAGATTGGCGGGAAAAGTATGGCACAGACTACGGAATTTATCCTGACGCCGGAGGAGACAGTGCTCCAGATCATGGCGTGTTACAACTCGAGCCAGTTCCAGAACGCAAAGACGTTCCTGAGCAAAGCGTCAAAAGCGTTAGAGGGGGTTCCTCAAGACGTGTTGCGGAAGTTGTGCGACCCGTCATCCGGCGTGGTGGCTAAATGCAAATTCCCGCCTTCGATAGCCGAGATACTGGCGGAAGCACATAACCTTTCAAGGACATCGAGCAGGAATTTTGTGTGATGAAAAAATTGAAGCTTCCGAAAGATATGCCGATAGAGGATAAGGCATATTTTATCACAAGACACGCGATTGACTCACATTTGTTCCCGTTAATGCCAAAAAAACGTGGGCGGAAAACAAACGAAGAACGTGCTTTCAAGGCAAAGTTAGAAGAAAAATATGGAGTAAATAAAAAAATGGAAAGACATTGCGACCCCGTGACGATGGATCACATCATTGAACTACGCAAGCGTGTAGCACTGCTGGAGAAGCAGCTTGAAAATGCTTTATCCTATGTAAAACCGATGCAAGATTGGATGAGAGCGGAAGGATATGTAGGGACGTCAGTTATTAAAATTACAGCAGATGAATTGCTTGAGATTAAATCACGCCGTCAAAATGAAAAAGGAGAAGAGTGATGGATATTGTTGAACGGTTGCGGTCGCCAGAAGTGTTTATCATGGATGGGCCAATGATTAGCCCTGTCGCGTTTGAGGCTGCCGACGAGATCATTAAGTTGAGAAAAGCGTTGAAGAAAATTGCACCTGAAATTGTGCGGGTTGCGATGAAGATTGACAAGATGCACGATATTGTCCGTGAAGCACTGAAGGAGAAAGAGTGATGACTGATATCGTTAACCGATTGCGGGAACATAATGAACCTCCGTTTGATTACATTGCCCATGAAGCCGCCGACATAATTGAGAAACTTCGGGAAGTGTTACAACAGCAGTCGGATGCCGTATCTAGGGCATATGCGAATGGATACGATTCCGCATATGCGATGGGGTATAGCGAGGGATTGAAGGAAACCCTCTACGATGGAATGCCGCGCCTTGATGATCGTGGTGATAACTTGGACGGGAACTGAGCAATGACAGATTGGCAGCCTATTGAAACTGCTCCAAAAGACGGAAAACATTTTCTTGGGGCAAAGAACCTTGGGGTTGGTTATGGATGGAGCCGATATATTTGTCGTTGGTCCGAGTTCAAAAAAAGTTTTGAGGCTCAGTTCAGTATTGCTGAAGGTGGCATATGGTATCCATTGAATGAAAAGAACACGCCTTCCCATTGGATGCTATTACCGGAGCCACCACTATGACTGACATCGTAGACAGACTGAGAACCGTTGACATCAGTTGGAGCCATGAAGGTGAGTGGTGTGCCGAGGCAGCAGACGAGATCATCAAGCTACGGGAAGACAAGAAACTAGCATTTGAATTGATGGACGTGTTTATCAAAGAAACCAATCGAGTAAAGAAAGTGCTTCACCGGATTGCAAAAATGCAGTCAGCACAGAAAATCGCACAAGACGCATTGGAGGATGAGTAATGGATTATGATATGACCATACACCACAATCCTGACGCTCAGGCATGGGCAAAGTTTTTCATTGATACGACAAAAGACATGGATCGGGATGTGTTCCGTGATGAGAGTTACATGGTTGTGTGGTTTTCAAACGCCATGATGGCTATGCACGATCATTTATATGTGACCGAGATCGTGCGGCGGCAAAATGAAGCCGCCAACGAGATTGAGCGGTTGCGGGATGCGTTGCAAACAATAGCTGATTTTGATTTGTATGGCGATTATAGCAATGCGTATGAAATACCAAAAATTGCCCGTGAAGCACTAAAGGAGAAAGAGTGATGGGAATGTATCGACAACGGATGCCTGATCGTGAATTGTCAGAAGAAATGACAAAGGCTGATTACTGGGAAGTTCAGGCCGATATGTGGCATCAGAACTACAAAGAAGCCGCCAACGAGATTGAGCGGTTGCGGGAAGCGTTGGCATTTTACGCAGAGTGGGGGATTGATGCTCCTGCGGTTGATGCAATCATTGAAGAAGATTGTGGCGATAAAGCGCGTGCTGCACTTAATATTGTTTTGGGGGAGAAAGAGTGATGGATATCGTTGAACGGTTGCGGAAAAACTGCACCTGTAATTTTGAATCA